GGACGGAGTCATGGACTACGAGCACCCCACACAGAAGCCTGTCGAGTTGGCGGTACGGGCGATCTCCGACTTCTCGGACAAGGGCGACATCGTGCTCGATCTCTTCGGCGGGGGCGGAACGTCTCTGATTGGGTGCGCGAGGACCGGCAGGGTATCGCGCATGGCAGAGATGGACCCCCACTACTGCGACGTGATCCGCCGCCGCTGGACCCGGTGGGCGAAGGAAGCCGGTCAGGAACCTGGACCGGGGGCGCTGGATGGCTAAGCGCGTCACCCGCTCGGAGTCCTCGGCCCTCGAAGACCAGGCGAAGGAGATCGAGAGCCAGGTCCGCAAGTTCGACGCGCTTACGGCGGCGGCGGTCAAGGCCGAGCAGATGTCGGCGGCGGTCAACGCGGCGGCGAAGGCGACCGACTTACGGAAGTCGCTTGCGCGGCTACGGGGCGAGATTGAGTGCATTGGCCTAACCAGTCCGACCGAGCGCCTGGATCGACTACATCGCGCCGCGGCCGCGGACGGTTCGTGGGTGGCCGCCGCTCAACTCTATCGCCAGCTCGAAGAGGCGCGGCAGAAGGCGAAGGACAATCAGACACCGGATGCTGATCGAATGACTGACGAGCAGCTCCTCTCGATCATCGTCGCCGCGGTGGCATCGATGCCGCCTCAACACCTCGAGCGCATCGAGGACGCCGTCGAACTGCGGCGCTCGGGCAAGGTCGTGCGGATGACCAGCGGCGGGGGCGCGTGACCCTCTCCGCGCTCGCATCCGCCGCGCACGTCCTCGGGCAACGGGCGCACGCGGACCCGCTCGCCTACTTCCGCCCGACGCCGCCGCAGTTGCGGTTCCTCCAGAGCACCAGCCAGGTGAAGCTCTTCCGCGCCGGCAACCAGGCCGGCAAAACCTGGGCGGGCGTGGCGGACTGCATCTGGCGATGCCTCGGGCGTCACCCGCACACGCTCGTCAAGTCGGCGCCCATCGAGGCCTGGGTCGTCGTCGTGTCGTGGGAGCAGTCGCTGTCGATCCAGGGCAAGATCTGGCAGCTCCTGCCGAAACACGAGATTGAGGGCGACTGCGAGTACACGCCGGGGAAGGGCTTCCGCGGGAAAGTGCCGATTGTACGGTTCAAGAACGGAAGTATTCTCCGTATCCGCACCGTCAACCAGGGCGCATTAGCGCTCGCCGGTAGCACAATTGACTTCTGTTTGATCGATGAACCGCCACCGGAGGCCATCTGGTCGGAGATCGCCGCCCGCGTCCTACGCCAGCGCGGGCGCATTGCGATCACGCTCACGCCCATCGGCCTGCCGCTCGGGTGGCTCCGCGCGCTGGTCGACGCCGGCGAGGTCGAGGACATCCACGCCCCGCTCACCGTCGAGGCCACCACGCCCATCGGCGGGCGCCCGCTGCTCCGCGCCGAGGACATCGCGCGCCTTGAGGCCCAGGTCCTGCCGATGGAGCGCGCCCAGCGCATCCACGGCGAGTGGGAGGCCGGCTTCACCGAGGGCCGGGTGTTCCTCCAGTTCGATCCGCTCACGATGGTGCGAGACGAGGCGCCCGCGGGCGAAGCGCAGATCGCCATCGGCATCGACCACGGGATGGAGTCGGGCGCACAGACGGCGGTCATGGTCGCCGTGACCAGGTCGCGCGACAACGAGCCGCGCATCACCGTGCTCGACGTGGTGAGCTCGAACGGCATGACGACACCGGAAGACGACGCCGCACAGATCCTGTCGATGATCAAGAGGGCCGGCCTCCGATGGGAACAGATCGACCGCTGGGTCGGCGACCGCGCCGCGGTGTCGAGAAGGGGGGGCGCGCTCAAGAGCAACGTGCTCTTGGTCCAAGCGTTCGAGAAGACCTTGCGGATCCCCATCGGCACTTGGCCCGGCCGCATCCACACGGCCTACAAACCGGCCGGCTCCGTGTTTCACGGCTACCGGGTGCTCCAGGCGTCGATGCTACGAGGTGACTTCGTCATTCACCCGAGGTGCAAGCGGTTGATCGATGACCTCGGCAAGTTCGACGGCCGCGCCGCGTCGGATCACAAGCACACTATCGACGGGCTACGGTACGCGCTCGAGCTCGTGACCCGCCGGCAGTATCAGCCGCAGCTCCTGCGGATCGGATAGAGTTACGCATGTATGCCACGATGACCGCTCCGATGCCGCCCGCCCCCGGCAACCCCGACGAGGCCCGCCGCGTCGAGCACGAACGCCATCGTTACGCGATGATGGAGGGCCGTTGGCAACCCATCCTCGAGGGCTACATGGAGACGCAGCTCGGCAGCGTGCGCCGGGCCGCGATGGGTCTGGTCGACATCAGCTACTGTGCGTTGCGGACCACGTCCTACGAGCTCGCGACGCTCTACGACGCCGAGCCCGACGTCAAGCACAACCAGTTGGCCTCGCCGAACATCGACCGGCTCGTCGGCTCGGCGGGCGCTATCGCGCGCTCGGGCCTCTGGTCGCAAATGTCGCGCTTCCAGGCCTACACTTTGGCGCTCCGCGAGATGTGGATGCGCGCCGATGTCGAGGACGGGCGCCTCGTCTATCGCCCCGTGCCGCCTCATATGACGATGGCCGAGGCGGACCCGGCGCGTCCGAACGTGCCGACGCTCTTTGGTGAGCTCCGGCTCCGTCAGATCGAGCACAAGCTCATGTGGACCTTCGAGGTGTGGGACATTCGCGACCCCGCGGCCCCGACGTACCGGGTACTCGAGGCGCTCGACGGGTGGCAGTCGGGGCGCGACTTGACGCGCCTGGTTCACGGCGCCACCTACGACGGCGTCGACTACCCGGCGTCCTGGCGTCGGGCGAACGGGACGCCGATCATCCCGGCGATCCTCTACCACGCGTCTACCTACGGGGATCGGCTCTTCGACCCGTTCGCAAATATCGAGCTTTACACGGGCTCTTTGCAGCTTGGTTTGTTCTACTCGTACCTCGCTCACTGCATCCGTGACGCGTCCTACCCGCAACGCTACGCCGTCGGCGTTCGTGTCGCTGGAATGGACGCGTCGGACCTCGGGAGCCGGGCCGCGCGCTCCGAGGTGACGACGGACCCGACGACGATCCTCATGCTCGATCCCATCTCCGAGACGAGCCAGGCGATGCTTGGACAGTACCAGGCCGGCTCGGACGTGGAAAAATTAGAATCCGTTATCGCCGCCGTCGCTCACCGGCTCGCGACGGACGCCGGCCTCTCGCCGTCCGAGCTTCAGCGGACGAGCGGATCGGCGCGCTCGGGCTACGCCATCTCCTTGTCCCAGGAGGGCAAGCGCCAGGCGCAGCGCCGGTACATCATGCAATTTCGCGCGTCTGACGAGGCGCTCGTGTCGCTGTCGGCGGTGCTCTTCAATCGGTGGACCGAAGCCAACTCGGAGCCCGCCAACTACCCCGAGGGCGGCTACTCGGTCATCTACCGCGAGATCCCGCTGAGCCCTCAGGAGATGGAGGCGCGTCGTAAGCACGTCCTCGAGATGCTCGCGGCCGGGCTCATGTCCGAGGTGGACGCGCTCCGTTTCTTCGGCTCGCTGTCGGAGCAGGACGCTATCGCCCAGCTCGCCGCGATCCGCGTCATGAAGGGGGCACCGTCGCCGGGCGCGGTAGAAGGAGGAAGCCCGCCCCCGGCGACGGCGCCCGCCGACGACGTATCCCACCTCGAGGCCATGGCTGAGGCGGTGGACGAGCTCGTAGCATCCGAGGAGGCCGTCACCGGGCTCCTCGAGTCGGCGACTGGCGACCAAGCCGAGGTGCTCCGCGCTGTGCGCGAGAGTCTCCGCGAGGCCCGCGGCTACCTGACGGGCGCTCCTGTCGAGGCCGAGGCCGAGCTCGCTGGCGAGGACGAGGACGAGGACGAGGACGAGGCCGCGGCGCCCGCCACAGGCGCGCCTGTCGAGGGCGATAGCATCGCCGCTACCGCGGTGGCCTCGGGCCAGTCGGCCTCCGCTGTCGCGCTGAACGGAGCCCAGGTCCAGGCGGCACAGGGCATCATCATCGCGGTGTCGCGTGGGGAGCTGCCGCGTGAGACGGGCGTGCAGATGCTCATCCAGTTCTTCTCGATCCCGGCCGACCAGGCCGACCAGCTCATGGGCCCGGTGGGCCGCTCGTTCTCGCCCCCGGCTGTCGAGTAGTGCCAGGCGGACGGGGCCAACAAGGTTCTGAAGCAACAAATGCGGCTCGAAGAGGCCGGAACGAAGGGGTACACATGAGCGAAGAAGTCACGACGGAAACCCAGGACCAAACCGCAGGCGCGGCGCGCATCCGCCAACTGGTGGCCCGCGTGAAGGAGCTCGAAGGCCGTGTCGGCGAGCTTGAGCCCGTGGCGGCGGCGGCCGAGAAGTGGCGCGCCCAGGTGGACGAGGTCAAGGCCGCATCCAAGGCCGAGCGAGAAGCCCTCCGCGTCGAGCGTGAGATCGCCACCGCCGGCATCACCGACGCCGAGGGGATCGAGTACGTCCAGCACGCCTACGGCAAGCTCGCCGCCGAGGGACGCCCTCCCCTGTCGGAGTGGCTCGCGGCTCCTGACGGGCTCCCCAAGGCCGTTCGGGCGTACCTCCCGGCCGCTACCCCTACCTCGCCCGCGACGACGACCACGGCCACGCCGGCGGCGCCCGTGGTGCCCTCGCCGCGCCCGTCGACGGGGACGGTCCCGCAGGCGCCGAGTGAGCCGCAGGGATGGAGCGCCGAGGCTATCGCGCGGCTGTCGCCGAGCGACTTCCGCGCCAACCGGGAAGCCATCATGGCGGCGATCCGCGTGGGTTGACAGATTGTCGCGGCGCGCGTAGTGTGAACGTGCGAGGTCATCACCTCGCACGCGCACGGGGTCGAGCTCCCGTAAAAAGCGATAGGCGCGGGTACACCCTCCAATCTGTCAGGAGGCCCCCGTGGCCAACGAAGTCTATTTCTCCGGCCTGTCCGGCAACGCCCGTCTCGCGGCGATCCTCAATCAGTTCGTCGTAACCAAGCTCACCGACACCGCCTCGCTGGTCAACCACCCGAGCATCACCCAGCTCCGTTCGATGAACGGCAGCGGGTCCACCGTCGTGCAAGTGCCCGTCGTGTCCTGGGGTGCAAACGCGATGACGTCCGTGGCTGAGAATGCCGCCGTGACCAACACCGCGTTGACCACCACCAACGCCAACATCACCATCGCGCGCCAGGCGCTTCGTCGTCAGATCTCCGATCTCGCGATGCTTACCGCCTCGGGCATCCCGCTCGATGTGACGCTCGAGAACATCGCGGCCGACATGGTGTTGGCCTACAACAAGCGGGTCACCACGATGATCGCGGCGCTGTCGGCCGGGTTCTCCGCGTCCGTCGGCGCGACCACGGTTGACCTCACCGTCGCCAACTTCTACGCCGCGATCTTCGGCCTCCAGCTCAACTCGGCTGACGGCATGTTCACCGCGATCCTGCACCCCCAGCAGATCAACGACCTCATCTCCTCGCTCCGCTCCGAGACTGGCCCCGGTCAGTACCTCGCGACGAGCCAGGACCAGGTCACCGCGAAGGGCCCTGGCTTCCGTGGCAACCTGTTCGGCGTGGACATCTTCGCCTCGGCCAACGTCCCCACGGCCAACGCGGGCGCCGACTACCTCGGCATGATGATCGCCCCCGGCGCTATCGGTGTCGCCACCGCCACCGCCGCGCCGATGGTCGGCGCCGCGACCCTGCCGTCGCAGTCGCCCATCGTGGTCGAGCTGGAGCGCGACTCGTCCTACGGCGCCACGATTGTGGTCGGCAGCGCCTTCGTTGGCGTCGGCGAGCTGGATGACCTCCGCGGCATCGGCATCCTCTCCGACCTGTGAGATCACGCGCCCGCGCTCGTAGGGTTATCCTATGGGCGCGGGCGCTTTCACGTCCGAAGGAGCATCATGGCGGCGACATTCGGGACGATGGGCGGCGGGCAGTTCGAGGGGCGCGCCGCGGCGCGTCCGCAGGTCATGCGCGAGTTGGTACGGCTTGAGCCGTCCACCTCGTTCTGGTTCATGCACCATCCCGCGCGCTGGATGTTGGTCGCTGGCGAGTGGCTCCCGTGGCTGTCGAAGCTTGCCGCAGATCCCGGCATCGCCAACGTCGACCAGAGTGGCGACACCGCCGCGGCCGAGGTGGCCAAGCGGCGCAAGGGGTGGACGATCATTCCCTGGGACGCCGAGCCGGGCGGCTACGTCGTCGCCTACGACGGTGTCGCGGGCACGGTACACCTCTCCAAGTGGGAGACGCCGAAGATGGTCGCGGGCCAGACGCGCATCCAGGGCGACTCCGACGGCTACTGGGCCTTCTGCCGTCGCCTCGTCGTTGACGGCTACATCGACCTCCCCGACGCCGACTTCATCACGGTGCAGATCGAGCGCCAAGAGAAGGTCGTCAACGAGTGGCGCGAGAAGGCGCCGAGCTCGCCGTTCCACCGCGAGGCCTTGCCCAACGAAGAGGCCACGCTTGAGCGTATGCGCGCCGCGATGGAGCGCCTCTACGCCCCCGCCGTCACCGACGACGAAGCGCCCGCCGCGCCCGCGCCCAAGCCTCGCCGGGGGCGCGCGTGAGTGAGCGCGCAGGCTATCGCGAGGCCATGGAGCGGATGACCCAGCGTCTCCGAGAGTCGGGCATGGCGAGCGACAAGGCGCGCAAGGTAGCGCAGGACACGGCGCGCAAGGCCGACGAGAAGCAAACCGATAAGGGCAAGTAGGGAGGCCGGGATGTCGCTCGCCGAGACTGTCTACACCGCCCGCTTTCGGTCGTCCGAGACGCTCGAACGTGGGCGGACGCAGACGATCACCTGCCCTACCTCGAGGGCGGGCGCGACGGCGACACCGACGAGCGGCACGGTCACGATCTACCGGCCCGATCAGACGGTGCTCGTGACGGGCGCGGTGACGGTGGCGAGCATCGCGACGTTCTCGGTCACGGGCGCGACGACGACGGCCGAGGCGCTCGGCGAGGGGTTTCTGATCGAGTGGGTGCTCGTCATGCCCGACACGGTCACTCACACGTTTCGCCAGGACGCGGCCCTCTGTCGGCGCACGCTCTACCCCGTCGTCTCGCAGGACGACCTTACCCAGCGGCACAGTGACCTCCCGTCGCTCCTCGGCCCGGCCGCGTCCTACCAGGCCTACATCGACGAGGCCTGGTTCACGATCTCGAACCGTCTGATCGGCGCGGGCCGCCGGCCGTACCTCGTGATCCAGCCGAGCGCGCTCCGCGAGTGTCATCTGATGCTGGCGCTGCACCTCGTGTTCATTGACTACAGCACCTCGGCCGGCGACGGCGGGCGGTGGCAAGCCCTCGCCGCTCACTACCTGTCGACCTATGAACAGGCCTACGGCGCGCTCAAGTTCACTTACGACGAGGCCGACGACAACCGCGTCGACCCGACGAAGAAGAAGTCGGCGAGCTCGCAGATTTGGACGAACGGGCGCGGCCTCTCGCACGCATCCTGGACTCGCTATGGCGACTAAGACGGTTCGCCAGTTGCGCGAGGACGTGACCACGCGGATCCTCACGCTGACCGGCTGGCGCGAGTCGCGCGTGCTCCCGGAGACGTTCGGCCGCGATGCCGACAGCATCGCCCACAAGGCCTTCGTGGTTCACCCGGTGACGACGAAAGACCTTCGGTTGTACCGGGGCAAGCCCGCCGAGGGCACGCTGACCGAGACGGACCTCAAGGTGCGCTTCTCTTGGCGTATGGTGCCGAAGGACATGAGCACGTCCTACGACGACTCCCTCGACGGCGCCCAGGCCGTGATCAACCTGCTCATGGTCTACGACGCCACCTGGCCGAGCTCCTACAAGGTGCAGCTCCTCGAGACGTCGCAAGCCGCCACCGATACCGGCGAGTGGGTTATCGGGTCGGTACTGTTCCGCATCGTCCACACTCTCCCGCTCCAATAGGTGAAGCATGGCCCAAAGCACGGTTATCAAGAACTTCCGCGATGGTACGCTCACCTTCACCGACAACACCGGCACGCCGTTGTCGTTGCCGATTGTCTACGAGGCGGGCGACTTCAGCATCGACAACCTCAACGAGGGACTCGTTGAGACGACTGCCTACCTTGATCGTGGCGTTTTCGCGACGCTTCGGAAAACGAACGCCGTGTTTCCGGCCTTCAGTTTTACGGCGCACATGACGGACCTGTCGGACGCGACTGACAAGCTCCTCTACGACCTCGCGCGCAAGACCGGCGCATGGGCCGTGGCTGTGTCGACGCTCGGCGCCAACGCCGACGCCATGACCTACAAGCTGACGTGGACGTGCGAGGGCACGAACTTCGGCGACAGCGCCGATCACACGCTCATCATGAACGATTGTCGCATCACCATCTCGCTCTCCGAGGGCGACCCGAACTCGTTCAGCGTGGCGGGCATCGTCTACGGCGCGATCACGGCGACCTGATGGCTACGCGCGTTGTCCAGCTCGGGGCGCACCAGGTCACGCTCCGCACCCCGCCCTCGTTCGCTCTGGCGCGCGTGGTGTCGTTGGCGCTGTCGCAGTCGCCTCTACTCGGCCTCGGCGCGGCCCTGGGTGCGTGTTGGGGCGGCCGTCCGCTCAAGGCCTCGCTCAAGGCGCACCAACACGACGCGTGCGCCTACGGGGCCGCTGTGGTGGACGAGCTGCACGCGCTCGGTTTTGCGGAGGCTGAGATTTGGACGGCGGCGGGTGCGGCTGTCGAGCTCCTCACGGGCGCGACGCCGACGGAGGCGGGCGTAGCAGCCGCGGCGGATTTTACCGGGGCGCCGGTGGCGGCCTCGACGCCGTAGCGATGGAGATCGGGCTCGCCTACTGCGGGGAGCCTGACGCGTTCTACGCGTGGGATGTCGAGGTCCAAGAGCGCGTACTCGGGTGGTGGCGCGCCAAGAACACGCCGCCGCCCGCGCCCAAGCGCGGCAAGACGGCCGCCGAGGGGGACGCCGCGGCGCTGTCGTTCTGGGGGCTCGGATGAGCGTCACCGCCACGGTCGACACGCGCAAGCTCGAGCAAGTGATGAGCGAGCTCCTCGTCCTCGTCGTCGGCGAGGTGGGGCGCACGTTGGTCGACATCGCCGACGACGCCGAGCACAACGCCGAGGGCAAGTGGTACACCCAGGTCCGCAAGCGCACCGGGAGGACGGGCACGCTGAAGACCGAGCTACGACGTGGGAGCGGCGGCGACAAGCTCGAGGCCGTCGTGAGCTCGGAGAATGAGACGAGCAAGGCGACGTACCTTGTGCATCGGCCCGGCCCTTTGTCGATGCGAAAGGAGAAGGTGCCGGCGTCCGAGTACGCCGAGATCATGTCCTACTTCCGCAAGAACGGACGGCTACCCGAGGGCATCGTAGCGCGTCGGATAGACGACACGGGCCAACCGATCCAACTCTCTCGCGAGGTTCGGAACCCGCTGGCGTCGGACGGGAAGAACCTGTGGAACGAGCTGGCCCGCAAAGAGGGAACGAAGATCATCCTCGCGCGCGCCGATGACCTCGACGCCGCGATGCAACGCGCCGCTAATAGACTGCGACAAGGATAGGAGGGAGCATGGCTACCGTAGATCTCACTGTCGCCGCTGACCTCTCCGCGCTTCGTCGGCAGCTCGCCGAGATCCCCGGGCTCTCCGCGGACGCCGCGACGAAGATGTCGGCCGAGCTGAACAAGTCGATCAAGAGCGCAGAGAAGGCCTCGCTAACCGCGGCCAAGGCCTCGAAGGCGGCGGCCGAGGGCGCCAAGGCCTCGGGGCGTGCAGCGGCCGACGCGCTCAACACCGCCGCCGCATCGGCTACGCGCTTCGGCGACAAGGCCGGCGCCGTCGGCTCGAACGCGGGCAAGCTCGCCGGCATCCTTGACCTCCTCGTCCCCGGCCTGGGTGGCGTGGCGCGTGGCGTGGCCGATGTCGCCGATACTGCCGAGGTGGCCTCTGTCGCGACGAAGGGCCTCGGCGTGTCGATGTCCTCGACGCTCGCCGTGCTCGGGCCCGTCGCTATCGCCGTCATCGCGGCGGGCGCGGCTTACGCGTACTTCTCGTCACAGGTGGACGAAGCCGAAGCCAAGCAGGCGACGGCGGCCGAGGCGGCGACAAAGCAGGCAGACGCTACCGCGCAGTTTGCGGCGCGAAAGCGTGACTCGGCCGACGCGTTTACGATGTCTGGAGATGCGGCGACGGCCGAGGGCATCGCGATCCGAAAGTCCAACGAGCTCACCGATGCGGCATCCGCCGCGGTGCGAAAGTTGGCTGTGGAAAAGGTAGCGTCCGCGAAGGCCGACATGCTCAAGGTCGGCGAGGGCACGTCCCGAGTCGCGTTGAACTCCGCTATCGAGGAGCTCAAGGCGCTTGACGCGAAGATTGAGATGGTCAAAACGCAGGACGAGCTGGTAATCACCGGGCAGTTCGCGACGCAGAGAGAGATCAAGAAGACCGCCGACGCGCAACTCCAGGCCGCCGCCGCCGCCGCCAAGCGTGCCGCCGACGAAGCCGCCCTCGCCGAGGTCGAGCGCGGCATCCTCGAACAGACGCAGACCTATCGCTCGGTACTCACGTCTCTCCAGGAGACGACGCGCGCGACGAACGACGCGCAACTCGAGGGCGCCGCCGCGATTGAGGCGTCGTTGGCACGGCAGATCGAGAAGGTCAACGAGCTTGCCGCGGCCAAGGTTGAGAGCGGCGTGGGCGGCACCGAGGAGATCCTTGCAATCGAGGCCGCTCGCCTCGCGGCGGTGACGGCCCTTGAGGCGAAAGCCGCCGAGGACATCGACGCTATCTATGCTGCCTCGTCAGAGAAGCGCACCAAGCAGCGCGGGGAAGAGCTCGCGGCCGAGGCCGCGTTCCACGCACAGAGGACGCAGGCGACGGCGTCTGCTACGTCGGACTTGCTGGGGACCACGTCGGACGCGTTCGCCGCGGCGGCCGAGGAGCAGAGCAAGACCAACAAGGATGCGGCGATGGCCATGTTCGTGGCGTCGAAGGCCGCGGCCGTAGCGCAGGCGGTGGTCAACACGGCGCTCGCTATCTCCTCGGCCAACACGCTCCCGCCCCCGGCGAACTTCGTGGCGATGGCCGCGGCGGGTGTGTCGGGCGCGGTGTCGCTCGCGGCTATCGCCTCGTCCCCGCCGCCGTCGTTCAACGACACTCCGGGCGTTCAGATGATGGGCCAGCGCGGCAACGTGTCGCTCGCCTCGGGCGACTACTTCGCCGCGGCCCGCTCGCCTACGGAGCTCCAACGCCAGGTCGGCGCGACGGCCGGCGGGGGCGTCTCAATCCTTCAGGTGCGACTCGGGCACAAAGTCCTCGATCAGTCGGTGGCCCGCACCATCCAGGAGGGCGGGCGCCTGTCGCGTGAGATCTCAAGTCGGACGAAGACGGGCACGACTGGACACCGGAGCCGCGCGTGATCCTCTACCCGTCTCAACTCACCGGGCGCCGCGTGCATTGGCTGCTCACCGTCGAAGTCGGCGGCGTCCTTATGCGGATGGCCGACGACGAGCTCGACGTGGTCACCGACGACGGCGAGGTGTACCACTACTGCGCTGGTCTGGATGACATCGAGACGACCGAGAGCATCAGCCTCTTTAGCGACTCGTCTGGACAGCTCTCGGTTCCGCTGGAGTTCCTGCCGCCGCCGGGCGTCTCCGTCGCCGAGATGATCGCCCGCGGCGACGACCTCTCCGCGGGCCGTGGCGAGCTCGCGCGCTGGGTCGAGGGGACTACCTACGAGGCCCGGCGCGTGGTGCTCGTTGGCGGCCTCACGGACCCCGAGTACGGCGACGACGGTGAGGCCGTGGCGACGACGCTCGAGGAGCGCCTGGCCTACGTCGAGACGCTCACGAGCTCGACGGCATTCGCGACTAACGCTTTGACGTGGCCGGGTAGTTCCGTCGCGAGCCTAAGCGACGAGTGGCTTGACGTGCCGTACCCGATTGTGATCGGGCGCCCTGGGAAGACGGGCGAGAGCGACTACATCACCGGCTCGCCTGCGCTGTGGGTGGACCATCGCTTCATCGTGCCGAGCTCGCCGCCGCCGTCGAGGTGGGGCGGTGTCGTGGTCCTCGCCGGTCACCACATCAGCGCCGAGCGGGTGTACCTCAACAACGATCAGTACACCGCGGCGGACGCCCGCTTCAAGGTCTTCAACCTGTTCGACGCCCTCGGGAACCCCGTTGCCGTCGTGCCCTGGTACGTCTCCACGACGGGCACCGGTCCCCCGTTCGCCTTCGATGGAGCGGCCACCTATGCCGATCACTACGTCGCCGATCCCGATGTAGCAGCGGGCGGGCTGACGCTTAGCCTCGGCGCGGGCGGGCTCCTCGACCCCACCTTCGTGAGCTCGGACCAGCTCCCGCTCTACGTCATCTGGGACGACGAGGCGGCCTTCGGCGGTGGCCTCGTCCGCGACGGTGTCACCATCCGCGGCGCGGGTGACGTCCTCGCGTACTTCCTCGGCCTCACGACTATCGCCGTGGACTGGGGCCGCCTCGCCGCAGCGACTCCGCTCCTCGACGCGTTCAAGCTCGACGGGTGCATCACGGAGCGCGTGGACGTGTGGCAGTTCCTACAGGACGAGATCCTCCCGCTCCTCCCGGTGTCCATCGTGTCGGGGCCGCTCGGCATCTACCCGGTGGTCTGGCGCTACAACGCGACGGCCGCCGACGCCGTCCTCGTGATCGACGCGGACACGGACGCGAGCATCAGCCGCGACGGGCGCGTGGCCTACGACTCGCAGGACCGCGCCAACCGGCTGTCTCTTGAGTACCAGTTGTCCTACCGCACGGGCAACTTCCAGACCACGTTGACCTACGGCAGCGAGGCGGACGCCGCCCTCGACTCGGCCGTCACCGAGCATCCGCTATGCACCTGGTCCCAGGGGCGGACGGGGCGCGTAGTCGAGCGCAGCCAGACGTCGGCGTGGGTGTACGACGACAGCACGGCCTACGCCATCCTCGAGTGGCAGGCGGCGGCCTACGCGCTCCCGACTCGCACGGTGTCGTACCAGGTTCCCGAGGTGGAGTTCGTGCACGTCGAGCGGGGCATGGTCGCCACGCTCACGGACTCGTCCATCTACGCGGCCGGCGCGGTGTGTTTGGTGCGAGAGGTAACGACGGACGGGACGGGATACTTGACGCTGGTATTGCAACTGCTCGACTCCCCGTTGACGAGGTAGCCACATGGCGAAGACCCAACCCGCCGGCGACCTCCGCGGCGTCCTCGTCCCCGAGGCCGGTACACTGGCGGCGACGTACTCGGCGACGACGCAGGCCGGGCCGCGCGCGGGAGCTGTGGTCCCCGATCAGACGACGGGCCTGCTGCTCCACGCGAGCGGCGCCCTCGACGCCAACTCCGAGGCGGCCCAGGGCGGCACGATGGGGATCACGACGCTGACCGGCGGCAACGTCGGCACCGCCTCGATCCGGTGGGCGTTCGCGGGTGACACGCTCCGCTCCTGGGATCCGCCCGTCATGCTCGCCGGGTGGGAGTACATCGACCGGTCGACGGTGGCCTCGCGCTACCGTGCGCCGCACGTCATCCGGCGCGCGTCGGACGGCCTCGCCGTCGTCGTCGTCACGAAGAACACGAACGACGTGGTCGTCAACTACGCCGACTCTCTCGGCATCTGGACCGCTGTCACTGTCGAGGCTACCACCGCGGCGACGCGGGCTTGCTTGGTCGACATGCCGGGCGGGCGCCTCCTCTGCCTCTACGTCGTCGCGGCCTCGTCCGCGTCGACCCAGGTGCGGATGTCGTACTCCGACGACGGCGGCGCGACGTGGACGACGGGCGCGAGCTCGGCGCTCCTGTCCTCGATTGCGGTGGCGTCGAGCGCGGTGGTCCGCATCCGCGCCGTCTACCTCGCCGGGCAGATCTCGATGTTCATTCACTACGTCACCGCCGGCGCTGACTTCGTGTACCAGCTCGCCAGCTCTGACGGCGGGTGCCGCTTCGTGGGCATCGTCGGCGATGTCGCCAGCGGCTATCCCGACATGGTCGTGAGCCAAGGCTCGATCTTCGTCGCGCTCCTCCGCTACGACGCCACCTTTACGCCGGTCACGATTCAGCCCTGGGTCTACCGGCTGTCCTCGGCGAGCCAGCCCATCACCTCTATCGAGGGCGTCGAGGCGGCGACGGGCGCAGGGGCCGAGGTCTTCGGCACCTACGCCGGAACCGCGTTCACCGCGGGTGAGCTCGCGCTCCTGGCGATGGATGACGGCACGCTCTACGTCTACGGCGTGGACTTCGCGGGCACCGGCACCGGCGAGGTCATTACCCGTGTGTCGGTGGACCGTGGCAGCACCTGGGATCATAACTGGCGCAACTCGCACGGGGACGTCAACGGGACCGTGGTGCACTTCTCCGGCGTCGGGACGACGGCCTGGCGTGACCTGTCGGTGGCTCCCGAGCGCGGGCGCGCGATCATGGCGCACGCCACGATAGGCACGGTGACGAACGACTACACCAGCCTCGCCGCTGCCTACCTCGGCGGCTGGTCGACGGTGGGGATGCCGGCGCCGGGTAGTCAGGAGATTTGGGAGGTGGCGGGGTGGGATGACACCTACGTCCCCATCGACCTCCCCGACGACTCGGGGCCGACGTGGACGCGCAGCTTTACGGGCGTCGCGACCGAGGTACTCGGTTCCGGTGGCGTGACCATCACCTCAACGTTCGCCGACCGCGGGCAGTACCTCGCGACGCCAGTGACCACCGGCTACGAGGCCGACGGCGTGATCCTCGAGTATGCGGTCCTCGTCACCTCGGGCACGGCGACGGCCGAGGTCCGCATCAGC